TGACATGATGATGAACGAGTTGGCTGACCAGTACGAAGTGGTTGAATTTCCAGCAATTATTGATATAGAAAGAGAAGGCGCTCCTGTTGAGAAACCGTTATGGCCTGAGTTCTTTGATCTGGATGCGCTCCACCGCACTAAGGCTTCGATGCCGTTGTTCCAGTGGAATGCCCAGTACCAACAAGAACCCACCGCCGAAGAAGCGGCTTTAGTTAAGCGTGAGTGGTGGAATCAGTGGGAGGAGGAACGTCCCCCCTCTTGTTCTTATATTATTATGTCATTAGACGCTGCGGCAGAGACGCATAACCGTGCAGACTTTACGGCCATTACTACATGGGGTGTGTTCTTCAATGAGAAAGAAGATGCCCATAATATTATTCTCCTTAACTCTATTAAGACGCGGGTAGAGTTTCCGGGGCTAAAGAAACTTGCCTTGGAAGAATATAAGGAATGGGAACCTGATTCGTTTATCGTGGAGAAAAAGAGTAGTGGCACGGCTTTGTATCAGGAATTAAGGCGTATGGGACTTATTGTGCAGGAATACACCCCACATAGAGGCTCAGGAGATAAAACAGCGCGGTTAAATTCTGTGGCAGATATTGTACAATCAGGATTAGTTTGGGTTCCGCAATCACGATGGGCTGAAGAAGTAGTAGAGGAGATTGCAGGATTCCCGTTTATGAGCAATGACGACTTGGTAGACTCAACAGTTATGGCGCTAATGCGCTTTCGCCAAGGCGGTTTTATACAGCTCCCTACTGACAGAGAAGATGATCCGGCTATGTTTAGAAGCAGAAGACATGGCGGATACTATTGAGGACTAAAAGATGGCTATAGAGAAAGGCATATTTACTGCACCTGAGGGGGAAGAAATAGAACAGTCCTTAGAGATTAATGTAGTGGAACCTGAAATGGTAACTATGAGTGATGGAAGTATGGAGATCACCCTAGTTCCTGAAGAAGGGCTACCCCTTGACCTTGCAGGCGCACCGTTTGATACAAATTTAGCAGAGTACATGGAAGAGACTGTGCTTGAGGGACTATCAGGAGAACTCATAGCACATGTAGAGTCTGATGCTAACAGTCGAAAAGATTGGGCAGATACATTCGTTAAAGGATTAGAGGTACTTGGGTTCAAGTACGAACAGAGAGATCAGCCTTGGGAAGATGCGTGTGGCGTATTTTCTACGGTGTTGGCTGAAGCAGCTATTCGGTTTCAAGCAGAAGCTATGGCAGAAACCTTTCCTGCAGGTGGGCCAGTAAAAACTAAAATCCTTGGTGAAATGACTAGGGAGAAAGAAGACGCTGCTGATCGTGTGAAGACTGATATGAACTATGAGCTTACTGAAGTCATGGTGGAATATAGACCTGAACATGAACGCTTACTGTACAGCTTAGGGTTAGCAGGATCGGCATTTAAGAAGATTTATTACGATCCTAGCCTAGGGCGACAGGTAGCTATCTTCATCCCTGCTGAAGATGTAATTGTCCCTTATGGAGCTTCTAATATAGAAACTGCAGAACGTGTGACCCACGTAATGCGTAAGACCAAGAATGAAATTGTTAAGCTTCATAAAGCTGGGTTTTATAGACCTGTAGATTTAGGTGACCCCCAACCCTTCCATACAGACGTAGAAGAGAAAAAAGCACAGGAAGGTGGGATATCCATAGAAGATGATGATAGGTATACCCTTTATGAAATACATGCCGACCTTGTGTTAGATGAGGAAGGTGATGAGTTTGTTTCTGAAGAAGGTAAGAACGATACTGATGTTGGCCAAGTAGCTAAACCTTATGTAGTCACTATAGAACGTGGCACAGGGAAGGTGTTATCTATTCGCCGTAACTGGCAGCCTGACGACTCTTTATTCCTCAAGCGTCAACATTTTGTCCATTATTCTTACGTGCCGGGTTTTGGCTTCTATGGTCTTGGTTTAATTCACATTATTGGTGGTTACGCTAGGGCAGGTACTTCTCTTATCCGTCAATTAGTTGACGCAGGTACGTTGAGTAACCTACCGGGTGGTTTGAAAGCGCGTGGATTGCGCGTGTCAGGTGATGACTCACCTATTGGGCCGGGGGAGTTTAGGGATGTAGATGTTCCGGGGGGATCTATCCGTGACAACATTATGCACCTTCCTTATAAGGAACCAAGTCAAACACTACTCGCATTGCTAAATCAAATTACCGAAGAAGGCCGTAGGTTAGGGGCTATTTCGGATATGAACATTTCTGACATGAGTGCGAACGCACCTGTCGGCACAACCTTAGCTATTCTGGAGCGGACACTTAAACCGATGGCTGCGGTACAGGCGCGTGTTCATTATGCAATGAAACAGGAGTTCAAACTGCTCCGAGCCATTATCGGGGAGTACGCACCGGAAGAATACGTTTACTTACCAGAACGTGGAGAGCCAAGAGCTAGATCACAAGACTACGATACTACTGATGTTATCCCTGTCAGCGACCCTAATAATACTACTATGGCGCAACGGGTGGTGCAGTATCAAACTGTGATGCAGATGGCACAAGCCGTGCCTGAAATCTATGACCTCCCACAGCTACATCGGCAGATGATAGAAGTGTTGGGGGTAAAGAATGCAGATACATTAGTCCCATTGTCTGAAGACATGACGCCGACAGACCCAGTTAGTGAGAATATGGATGCGTTGGTGGGTAAACCAATAAAAGCTTTTATATATCAAGACCATGAAGCGCATATTGCAGCCCACGTTGCTTTTTTAGAAGACCCCATGATTGCCCAATCTATTGGGCAAAACCCTAATGGGCAAATGATCGTGTCAGAACTACAGGCTCATATAGCTGAACATACTGCGTTCCTTTATAGACAGCAGATGGAAGAGAAGCTGGGCGTACCTCTACCTGATCCTAACGCAGAACTACCGGAGAGTATGGAAGTTCCATTATCTCAGTTAATGGCTTCGGCTGGAGCGCAACTATCGCAGCAACATCAGGCTGAAGCAGCACAAGCAGCCGCAGAAGAACAGGCTCAAGACCCAGTAGTCCAGATGCAACAGGCTGAGTTAGAACTTAAAGCACAAGGAGAACAACGACTTAAAGCGAAAGATGAAGCCGATATTGCTATAGCTCAAGAACGGGTGGATATAGACAAGCGCCGTGTAGTAGTGGATGCAGCAAAAGAAGCCGCCCGTATCCAGTTGCAGAATGAATCTCAGGATAAAAAGACAGATTTAGAAGCAGTAAAAGTGCTTATTGATCTTACTAAGGCGGAGAACGAAGAGAAACGTACAAGAGCCGAAGCACATCGTGATGCGTCTGAAGCCTATCGCGATGATAGAGAGGATAGATAATGGCAACAACAGTTTTTGAAGTTCTGGATAGGAAAATAGAAGCCTTGAAGGAATCAAATAAAAAATTTCTGGAGGACGGCGCAGCTAAAGACTATGCCGAATATCGGGAATCGTGTGGAGTGATTCGGGGTCTAAGCTCTGCACAGCGAGAAATAGCAGACCTTTCGCGCAATTATACGGATGACAATGATGACTGAAACAGCTTTAGAGGTAAAACGAAGAGAACGGATAGAAGAAGAGGCACAACGAGAGAAAGAATTAGAGGCGCAAATCCCACGACCTGTGGGGTATAGGCTACTTATAGGACTTCCAAACGTAGAAGAAACCTTTGATAGCGGTATTGTCAAAGCAGAATCTACTAAGCATGAGGAGTACGTTCTTTCTACGGTAGGCGCAGTGATTGATATGGGTGAACAAGCCTATAACGATAAGGATAGATTCCCTACAGGCCCGTGGTGCAACATTGGAGACTACGTTATGTTTCGTGCGAATACCGGAACTAGATTTAAAGTAGGCCGACAAGAGTACCGTTTAATGAATGATGACTCTATAGAAGCAGTTGTCGAAGAACCGAGTGCTATAACTCGTGCATAGGAGAAACTAGATGGCAAATCAAGAGCAAGTTGAGTTTGAATTTCCTGAACCAGAGGAAACTAAAGAAGACTTAGAAATCGAAGTTGAAGGAGTGGCAGGACGAGAAAATGTTCTGGAAACGAAAGTTAGCCCTGAATCGGAATCAGTACCTCCACCACAACCTGAATCTGAAGCAACAACGGAACCTGAAGCAGAAATAGAGATCGTAGACGATACTCCCCCTGAGGATAGGAACCGTGTACCTTCAGACCCTCCTGAAGAACTTACGGAAGACGAGTTAAATAGTTATTCTTCTGAAAAGGTTAAAAACCGGATCAAACATTTTAGCAAAGGCTATCACGATGAGCGGCGAGCAAAAGAAGAAGCCCTGCGTGAACGCACAGAACTAGAAAACTGGGCGAAAAAACTCCAAGAGGAGAACCACCAACTCAAGGGGACGGTAGACAAAAGCCAAGCTACTTTGTTGGAACAGGCGAAGAAAACTGTTACTGCTGAAGTAGAACATGCCAAACGTCAGTATAAAGACGCGTACGAAGCGGGTGACCCCGATCAAGTGGTAGCAGCACAAGACGCACTCACTACTGCTAAAATTCGTATGGAAAAAGTTAACGCAGTTAGAGCTGCTCCTTTACAAAACAGTGAAACTGCGGTACAAGTACCCCAATCTAACAAACCTCCTTTAGACTCTCGTACTGAGGGTTGGCGCAAAGACAATGTGTGGTTTGGTGGAACCTCTGGTGAGGACACCGAAATGACAGCTTTTGCATTAGGAGTGCATCAAAAGTTAGAAAAGGAAGGGATTACGGCACAAAGTAATCCTGATGCTTACTACGAGAGAATAGATTCTCGTATGCGACAAGTATTTCCAAACAAGTTTGGAGGTACAGAGGAAAAGCAATTAGCTGAACCAAAACCGAAACGCACTACGAATGTTGTTGCTCCTGCTACAAGAAGTGTAGCTCCGAAAAAGATTATCTTATCGGAAACACAACAAAGAGTAGCTAAAAGGTTAGGGGTTCCCCTTGAACTATACGCCCAAAAGGTTGCAGAAGAAATGAGGAAACAAAATGGCTGAGAATAGACTACCCCAAGAACTGGAGTCTCGTGAAAAAAATGTCCGTAAGGCGGCATGGAAAAGGCCAGAATTATTGCCTGAACCTGTTCCGCAAGAAGGATATACTTTTCATTGGGTACGAGTAAGTACGATGGGACAAGCTGACCCAACCAATGTTTCCGCAAAAATACGAGAAGGTTGGGAGCCTGTAAAGGCATCTGACCACCCTGAAATAGACCTTGTAAGCATCGAAAACGAGCGCTTTAAGGACAATGTAGTTATGGGTGGTTTAATGTTATGCAAGGCTCCAGTTGAGCTTGTTGAAGAGAGGACTGCACATTATGATGCACAGTCTAAGCAACAAGTAGAATCAGTTGACAACAACTTAATGCGAGAGAATGACCCTAGAATGCCTCTCTTTTCAGAGAAGAAGTCTGAGGTTACTTTCGGTAAAGGATAAATAAAGGAGCTAATAATGGCTTATCCCACTGTATCTGGCCCTTACGGGCTAAAGCCGATCAATTTGATTGGCGGTAGAGTGTTTGCGGGATCAGTTCGGCATTTCAAAATTGCTTCAGGGTACAACACAAGCATTTTTAATGGCGATCTGGTTAAAATAATCAACGATGGTACGATAGAAAAAGACGCAGGAACCACGACTGCTACCCCTATGGGTATCTTTCTAGGTGTTTCTTATACAGATTCTGTGTCTGGTTTTATCAACCGTCAGTATTACCCAGCAAACACAACAGCAGACGATCTTTCAGCTTACGTAATTGATGATCCTGATGCGCTTTTCCAAGTAGCGGTAGTGTCTGGCACTACTACTATTGCTTCTGTAGCAAGGACTGTTATAGGTAATAATATGTCTCTAGTACAGAATGCCGGAGATGCAAACACAGGCGATTCAAGAGTAGCTGTTCTTTCCTCCTCCGCTGCAACCACTGACACTCTACCTGTAAGGGTAGTAGATGTTGTTCCTGCAACTGCCACTGGCGCTGACGCATACCCCGAACTTATTGTTAAGTGGAACTTTGGTATGCACCAGTACAATAACGCTACTGGCGTATAGGAGGTCTGACTAATGGCTATATCAAGAGCGCAATTAATGAAGGAACTCCTGCCGGGGCTTAACGCTCTGTTTGGCTTGGAGTACGCAAAATATACAGACGAAACTCGTGAAGTCTTTGAAACTGAAGCTTCTGATCGTTCGTTTGAAGAAGAAGTTAAGTTATCAGGTTTTAGTGCAGCCCCTGTTAAGAATGAAGGTGCGGCTATTGCATATGATAATGCCCAAGAAGCGTGGACTGCACGATATGTGCATCAAACGGTAGCAATGGGTTTCTCACTTACCGAAGAGGCGATTGAGGATAACTTGTATGACTCATTATCAGGTAGGTATACCAAAGCTCTAGCAAGAGCAATGGCATACACCAAACAGACTAAAGGCGCAGCTATTTTGAATGATGCGTTTGCTGCTGGTACTACCTATGGTGATGGGCAACCACTTTGTTCTACTGCACACCCATTGGTGTCTGGTGGAACTAATGCTAACCGTCCAACAACTGGCGCTGATTTAAACGAAACTTCCTTGGAAGCGGGTGTTATTACAATCGCCGGATGGACTGATGAGCGTGGGTTGCTGATTGCTGCGAAACCCCGTAAGTTAATTATCCCTGCTGCGTTGCAATTCGTTGCTACACGGTTGATGGATAGTGAACTACGTCCAAGCACTGCCGATAACGACATCAATGCGATGCGTAATAACGGCACTGTGCCTGAGGGATGGACTGTTAATCATTACCTGACTGATCCTAATAGATGGTATGTATTAACTGATGTCCCGAATGGGTTGAAGCACTTTACCCGTACCCCAATGCAGACTTCTATGGACGGGGACTTTGATACTGGCAATAGTCGGTACAAAGCTCGTGAAAGATACTCTTTTGGTGTATCTGATCCATTAGGAATCTACGGGTCACCGGGCGCAAGTTAGCCCTTAACTAAAAACACTCCCACTGTTTTTGGCCCCGCCTTGTGCGGGGCTTTTTATTGCAAAAAATAAACCCCCGTGATATATATCACGTACATTTCCGAGAACATTTATAGTGTCTGACAGACTCGGCTGACTTCATGCAGACAGACACGTTAACTCGCATGAGAGGTATTCCTAATGGCGTTAACCACATTCCAAGGCCCAGTACGTTCAATGGGCGGGTTTTATTCCCAAGGCCCATATTCCGTAGTGGAGCTTACTGCCGATACTACGATAAATCCTACAGATCACGCTGGTAAGATAATTCTTATTAATAATTCTACTCTTACCCTTACATTACCCACAATTAACAGCGACACCCCTGTTAAATCAGCTGGCCCATACCATAAAGGTGGGGGGCCAAATACGTTGAGTAACGTAGGAATTAGTTATAAGTTTATTTTTCTTACTTCTTCTGGTGCTAACACCACTATCCAAATGACTACGGCCACTAATTTGTTTACAGGCTCTATAGTTCAGGGCAAAGCAGGTTTAGGTCTTGTTCATGTATTTGAACCAAATGGTTCTAGTAACAACGCTTTAGTCTTTGATGGAACTACTACAGGCGGCGTAGCAGGAACAGAATTTACAATTACTGCTATATATGCAAACAAATATCATATCCAAGGCGTAAACCTTGGTAGTGGTACTTTGGCAACTCCTTTTAGTGGTTAATATATAGCGGGGTTCGCCCCGCTTTTCAGGAGGCTAATATGGCTGATGCACTTACAAGTCAGACAATTCAAGACGGCGCACGTACGGCTATTTTTAAATTCACTAATGTGAGTGATGGGACGGGACAAGCGGCGGCAGTGCTAGTGGACGTTTCTTCTTTATCCCCTGACCCCCATACTGGAAATGCGTGTACTGGGGTCACACTCCAAACCATTACTTTTTCTAATATTGGAATGGGTGTGGAGCTTTTGTGGGACGCAACTACGGATGTACCTTTACTTAACCTCCCGCAAGATTGGGAAGATACTATGGATTTTTCAGACTTTGGTATCCCTAATGACGCAGGAACTGGAAAGACAGGGGACATTGTAGTTACTACTGTTGGAGCCACCGCAGGAGATACATACCTGTTAGTTTTAACTGTAACAAAGACGTATGGATAGTGCCTAGTACAAGTAAAAAACAAGCAAAATTTATGGCGGCAGTGGCCAATAACCCTAAATTTGCTAAAAAAGCTGGAGTCCCTCAGAGTGTAGGGAAAGAGTTTGCCAACGCAGATAAGAGGAAGAAAGATATGCCTAGTAAATTTAATAGTACGGGTAGTAAACCCGGCAAAGCAGTAAAGAAAGGATACGCAGGAGGCGGGACTGCTCATGCAAAACGTGTAATGCGTAACCTTGATGATGAAGATTATCGTATCCGTAATAGGACAG